TCACCAATCGCTGTATAACAGACGATTGATAAGGCGGTAATGCACTGATAGCCACGCATGTACAAAAACCTGTCAAAAACGCAGGAAAGTAGCAAATCACGTATTCAAGTATGTTCAATTTGTAATTCATGTATTTCTATCTCTATTTTTTTGTCGGACGGCAATTTTACCATAGCCGTGGTCGGGAAATGACCGCGAGATAGTATTTCGACAACACATTCACCTTTGTTCCACCATAACCATTTTGGTAATGTCATTTTTTCAGTCATGTTATTCTCCGTATTCCATTTGTAAAAGTAGTTCGCAATAGTGCATCGCTTTTTTGATGTCGTCAGCGCCGTTCTTATTTCGGTGGCGACAGACGTACTTGATGATGTTGCCTTCTAAAAAGCTAAGGTTATTAGCCGTGATAAACTCGATGGGTTGAATTGCCATCTCAGCGTAATGCGACCCGCCCACTTGTTTTTGTAGCGCAGTCGCCGCTTCTTCCATGTACATCTCTGTCATTCCGTCACTCATTGTTTGCTACCTCCAATACTAAGTCTTCAACGCGGATCAGCGTGTCGTCTGATAACAAATTTGTTAGGTCTTGCGTAGAGTCCGGCAGTTCTATTGACAGTATCTCTACATCGACGTCGTCAGGGCTGTCGCCAGTGCCAAACCCATCTGAGTAACGCGTAATGTTTGCGTACACATCTAGCTCGATGCCGTATAGATTAATTGTGTATATCATTTTGTCACCCACATCCATAGTCTAGTCCAAAAGCCGACTGGCTCAAATTCCTCAATCGGTAACCAAGGTGTTGCGTCTACGTTAGTAAACTTGTAATTTTGCCTATCCCAAACTTCACGATAGTTGTTCATGGTTTTACTGCCTCCTTAATTATTTCCACACGCTCACGCGCAGCGCGTAAGATGGTGTAGCGTTGATGTAATCGTTGTAACATTGAAATACGGCGCTCGGTCTGTCGCTCATGGTTTAGCAACGCCAGCACTTCTTCCTCTGTCTTGTCGTTAATGATAGCGTTCAGTGAACGCCAGTTTAGTCTTTCCATCCTACTCTCCTTTGTAATGCAGGCCATCGTTACCGTTGGCTGCGATAATGTCAATTCTTTGTTCGTCCCAGTTAAGCGGACAACCCGTAAATGCACACTCTTTTGTTGAGGCCAACCCTTTACCGCAGATGTTGCAGATAGGGTCTTTACTTCTAAATATTAAATCAAAATTATTTTCAAACTCTTTACTGTTTACACGGCTCTGTATCAAGTCGCCTGTGATGTCGTTATGTGCCGCCATCTTGTTTCTCCTTATGTACATTGTTAACTATGGTTTACACAAATAGGTCAAAACTAAACTAAAAGTGTAGACTTACGCATAAAATTAAACTCAAACATCCGCAGACAATGCGCATCGCTTCCTCTGAAACCCGTATACAGACCGGATTAGACCGAAAAAAGTGATATATCAAACAGTCTTACCAATGTATGTTGCCTTACTGTCTTTAAATTGCAAAGTCACAGCGCACTCCTGGCCTTTGTTTCTATTGATTAGCTTGTATAGCCCAAATCCAATGGAAAACAAACACAGAATCAGCAATACGGATATCACAACCATTGCACGATCTACGCTTCTATCACCGCAGTCACACTTGCGGCCTTGGTCACAGTCTTGATTACATGGCATCTTTTTTCTCCCCTATTTCAACTATAGTAAACTTCTTTTTAGAATACCTTTCGGCAGCTTTACGAGACATAAACACAGGCAATACCCCTACCATACCACTGGCAAACTTTAACTCTACCGGAGTAGGGGCGCCAAGCATTTTAAGGTTAGCTTCACTTTGTACAGCCATTACTATGAACATTTCAACTCCTCCATTGCAACATCAGAAATAGCCCGCTTGTCATGCAAAGCCGCCCAAATACGTTCGTCTACTGTCTTGTTAGCCAACAGTATATAACACCACACATCATGCGCCTGGCCACTGCGATGCAGACGGCCTATGGTTTGTTCGTACAACTCTAAGCTCCACGGCAATGAGAAGAACACAATCTTACAGCCGCCGTGTTGTAAGTTCAGGCCGTGGCCCGCTGACTTAGGGTGTATCAGTAACAGCTCAATCTCACCGTTATTCCAACGCTTGATGGCGTCAGGCTCGTCTATCGTCACGGCTTTAGGAAAGCGCTGTCTTAACTTTTTAAGTTCCGCCTGGAAGTTATACACCACGATAGTGTTGTCGTGTTGGTTTTCGTCCAGTAAATCTTCTAGCATGTCGAACTTATGAAAGCTCAACCATTTAGTCTCAGAGCTGTCTTCGGTGTCGTAAATAAAACCTGACGCCAACTGCTGTAGCTTAGACGTCAGCACGGCTGCGTTAACAGCGGTCAATGTTTTGCCGTCTAGCTCCATAACAAACGTCTTCTTAAAGTGTTCGTACTCTTGTCGGTTAGGCAGTTCGCACCGCACCTCTACTGTGTGACATGGCGGTAGCTTGTCGCTGTATTCGCCAGCCTCTAGCACATACGTGGCAGGCTTAATAATCTGCATCACGGTCTTAAGTGCGTCAGGGCGGGGCTTCCAGTCGTTGAAGTCTTTGTTCATTAGCACAAAGTGTTGCTGTAAAAACGCGCCCTTGCTACGGCCTAACAAGGTCTGATCGACTATCTTGCACTGGCCGAACACATCCTCTAGGCCGTTGCTGGTAAACGATCCGGTCAAGCCCCAGCGTATGTTAATCTTGTCCATCAGCTTGGCAATGGCCTTGAAGCGTTTGCCAGTAGGATTTTTAAGCCGTGTCAGCTCGTCAAACACCACGGCATCAAAACCTTTTAATGACTCCAACGATTGCAGGCTGTCGTAATTCGTCACCACTACATTGGCGTCGGTCTTGAACGCATCCTGGCGTTGCTTTTGTGTGCCTACTGCCACTACAAGGTTAAGGCGTGGCGCCCACTTAGGCTGCTCAACAGGCCACACGTCAGTGCAAACACGCTTAGGCGCAACCACTAGGAAACGCTTAACAAGCCCCGCCTCAATAGCGTCCTGCATCGCAGTGAGCGTGATGGCCGTCTTACCTGCGCCCACAGGCGCAAGTATCATGGCACGGTCATGCTCGTATATAAAGTCAGCCGCGACTTCTTGGTAGGGTCGTAGCTTTAGCCCCATTGTGCTGCCATCGCGTCGGCGATGCCTTGGTAAGTGGCGCTACGCAATTTCCATCTGTCAGCGCTTGGTGGCAGTTTGTCTTGGCCGTAGTTGTCGCATTGATTGCCCCAGCGTTTAGCAGGCTTGCCGCTTGGCGTTATGACGATGCGCGGTTCAACCATTTGCGTGTGCGTAAGCAAAGGCAAGTTCTTCAGCCAAAGACACGTCTTCTTACTAACGTCATGGCCAAACTGGTAAGGGCTAATAATTTGGTCAGGCTTGCGGATTCGGCTGCTGATAACGCTAATTGGGTTTTCTATGGCAATGCGTTCAATTGGGGCGTCCATCAAGCGTTGCACAAAGTCTAGCGCGTCTTCGGTTAGCTGTGGATCGCGCAAACCGCGTGTCGTCCAGTGCATGCCAGAGACGGACAAATAAGTGCAAGGCGGATGGGCTATCATCAAGTCCCAGCCGTCGTTGATGATGTCAAACACATCACCCTGGTAGTGTGGCCCAGCCATGTCAGTCGGTAGTAAATCGCAACTCATAGCGTCATGGCCCTTTGCAATAAAGGCGTCCCTTACGCGACCGCTGTATTCACACGCGATTAATACTTTTAGCCCAGTCATCAATGTCTTCCTTATTCCATAAACATGCGTACTTCTGATTAAGGCGTGTAACCTCTATTGCAAATACTTTTTGCAGTTCGGACAACTTACCGCCATCTGTTTTTATTTCCACAAACCATGTGTCACCGTTAGGCAAACACGCTACACGATCCGCTACACCCCGGTGCGCTGGGCTTGTAAACTTGTAGCTTTTACCGCCTAACTGCTCTACTGCCTTCTTAAAGTAGGCTTCAACTTGTTTTTCTAACATGCTTGTCTCCCGTTGATGAATTAAATAATAACACAATAAAAAATATATTGACAACATTTATTTTTAAATGCTAAACTGCAATCTCAATAGGTAATCTAAAGGACAATAAATGAAACATTCATCCGTAGTCGGCGGCTCAACCGCCAAACGTGTTATCTCATGCCCTGGCTCTGTGGCGCTCTGCGACAAGATGCCACCACGCCCGTCTAACAAATACGCCGATGTAGGCACGTTACTACATAATGTGATTGCAGACATTCTCGATAAGAACTTACCGCCTGAGCATTTTCTAGGCGCCACATACGAAGACCAAGTATTAACGCAAGAACTAATAGACGAGAAGATTAAGCCTGCCTTGGCCGCGCTTGATGCTATTGACCCAGCCCGTGCTATGGCGTATGCAGTAGAGACACGCGTAGGCTTTGGTGACTTCCTGCCTGACGTGTTCGGATCGACTGATTTCTTAGGCCGCATCGGTGACACTGCCTATGTATTAGACTGGAAGTTCGGCGATGGCGTAGCCGTTGAGGTAGAAGAAAACCCACAGCTTATGTTCTACGCGGCTGCCGCTATGCGTACTAAAGAGGTAGCGTGGGTGTTTGACGGTATAGACGAGATAGAGATGGTCATTGTTCAACCGCCTGCCGTTAAACGCTGGACGACAAACCCTGAACGCATTAAGAAGTTTGAGCAGGACTTAGCGTCTGCTGTGCGCCTAGCTGAGTCACCTGACGCTAAGTTAAACGTGGGTGAGCATTGTCGTTGGTGTGCGGCCAAGCCTATCTGCCCTCAGATGACGGGCGCTGTTGACCGTGCGCTGCACACAAAACTTGATGCGTTGCCTGTCGAACAAATCGGTGTATACTTACACAATGCTGAC